AGGGGCTTCTCGCCCTTCGGCAGATGGCTGTCATGCCCCGATATGTGAACCGCGCATACGAGGCCACCGCCGGCGAAAAGGGCTCGTCCATCGACGTCCCCATCCCGTCCGCGATCACCGCACAGGTCGTTTCACCCAGCAACACCGCGCCCGATGACGCCGGCTTCGTGCCGACCAGCGTGAACCTGCCCCTGTCCCAGTGGTATGAGGCTCCGTTCTTCCTCAGCGACAAGGACATGCTCGAGGTTCAGTCCGGAACCATCCCGATGCAGGCGACCGAGGCCGTCAAGGCTCTCGCCAACAACGTGGACTCCGCGATCCTCGCTCTGTATAAGAAGGTCTACGGTTACGCTGGCGTGGCCGGAACGACCCCGTTCTCTGCCGACCTGTCCGAGTTCCTCGATGCTCGCAAGACCCTCAACAACCAGCTGGCCCCGTCCGATCCTCGGTTCGTGGCCATCGATCCTGACGCCGAAGCGAACGCTCTCGGTCTCCGGGCCTTCCAGGACGCTGCTTTCCGTGGCGACCGAGATGGCATCCTGAATGGTCAGATCGGGTTCAAGCTCGGTTCCACTTGGTTCATGGACCAGAATGTCCCGACCCATACGGTCGGCACCATGTCGGTTCCTGGTACGGCAGCTGTGACGATCAACACCACGGCTCTGGTCATCAGCACCGCGACCGGTTCCTACGTGGCCGGTGACATCCTGACCTTCGCGGGCGACACCCAGACCTACACCGTCATCTCCGCCACCGGCACTGCGCCGACCACGGCAGCCGTGATCAGTCCTGCGGCTAAGGTGACGCACACCACGTCCGCCATCGCCCGCAAGGGTTCGCACACCGCCAACCTCGCGTTCCACCGCGACGCTTTCGCCTTCGCTTCCCGGCCGTTCGCCGGTGCGGATCCGATGGGTCTCGGCATCTTCCAGTCGGCCGTCGACCCCGTTTCGGGTCTCACGCTCCGCCTGGAGGTTTCCCGGCAGCACAAGCGGACCCGGTTCGCCTATGACATCCTCTACGGTGTCCAGGCAGTTCGTCCCGAGCTCGCGGCCCGCATCGCTGGCTAACTTCCACCCGGGTGGTGAGGTGGGCTTCGGCTCACCTCACTTCCCTCCGATGATCGGAAATCCCGACTAAGGAGGTCCTCCATGGACTCTGTTCTGTATCCGCAAGGCCGGACCAACCACTACACCAAGTATGTGGCCGGCGTCCTCAAGTTCTTCAAGCGAGCTGATCACTCCGAGATCAGTTCGATCGATGGCGTGGCAGGAGTGGCGTACGAAGCCGGCAAGGCTTACACCATTCGCAGGCGAATCACGCTTGCGGAGGTCAACGCGGGGATCACTCTCCTCGCGGCCATCCCCGGCTACCAGTACCGAATGGTCGACGCGACCTTTCTCGCCTATGGCGGCAACGCCGCTGGTCTCACCTCCGTGGACATCACCGGCACACAGTCCACAGCGAAGGTTCTGCTGGCCGCAGCGGTCGGTGGTCTGAACCGAAGTGTTCTCCTGAAGCCGGATACCACAACGCACGCGGCTGTCCTCGCGGATGGTGCGTCCTTCGCGGTGTGCGACGCAAACACGGCGATCACGGTCAAGAAGGTTGGGTCTGACCTGACCACCGCGACCGGTGTCGATCTCACGTTCACCTACGAAATTGTCCGAGCATAAGGGGGGAATGACAAATGGCTAAGTCCACTCCCGCAGACATTGTCGTCTGGTACGACAATTCCGGCGGCACGCCGATCGACATCTCTCAGTACTGCCAAAGCATCGGTGGTGTTGACATCGAGAATCTGGTCGAAGAGACGCACACTTTCGGTGACAGCTGGGAGGAAAACACCCCCGTCGGCATCGGCAAGCTCGGGACCATCGAGATCCAGGGCCTCTACGACGACGCAGCGGCCGGTCCCAATGCGCTCTTCGGAGCACAAATGCCCACAAATCCAAATACTGCAACGCGGACGCTCACTCTGGAGTGGGGCAACAACGTGAATACGGTGTTTGAGACGATCCTGGTCAAGTACAGCCGCACGCCTGACCGATCGGCGCTCACCAAGTTCAGCGCATCGCTGCAACCGACAGGATCCGTCACGGAGAACCCGTAAACACTTAGGAAGTGAGGAGGAATCATGGATTCCAAACTGTATCCACAAGGTACAACCCCGCACTACTCTAAGTATGTGAACGGGGTTCTGAAGTTCTTCAAGCGGTCTGACCACTCCGAGTTCGCATCGATCGACGGTGTGAATGGCGTGGCGTACGAAGCCAACAAGGCATACACCAAGAGGACTCGCACGCTCACCGCAGCCGTCAACACACCTTCGACTCTCATCGCTGCCGTCCCGGGTTACAAGATCCGGATCGTCGACGTCACGATGATCGCCTACGGTGGCGCAGCCGGGACTACGACGACCGTCGATGTTCTCGGTACACAGTCCGCATCGTCCGTCAAACTGCTTGCAGTTGCGATCGCCGGTCTGAGTCAGAGCGCGGTTGTGCGGCCTGATCACGCCAATTCTGCGGTGCTCGCGGACGGAGCGTCTTTCGCAGTATGCGATGTGAACACCGCAATCACCATCGGCAAGACCGGTGGCGCACTGGACACGGCGACCGGTATCGACACGTCCATCGTTTACGAGCTGGTCCGAGCCTAATCCTCACCCGAGTATTAGGCCGAGATGGGCGGGTGCCTCCGGGCATCCGCCTTTCTTTTTGCCTATTTGGTCCATCGAAGGTATACTTCCTATTGAACGTACACACCCTCTTGCCCGGTGGGCTAGACCTCTCAACTCACTTCTCCCGCACGGTGCGGCTCAAGGAGGCTGACATGGCGCCCCAAACAGACGGTCCTTTCTGTCGGCCCCCTCTCGTTTAGCAGATTCTCAAGGAGAGCTCTATGCCCAAGCTATTGGATGCAACCATCTCAGGGGCCGTCAATCGTGTGACGGACCCCCTGTCTATCGGGAAAACCCCCTTGTATGTGGCCGCACAGGCCAAGTACGTGGCTGGCCCTGATTTCGCAGGGTCTTACACCCTTGCGACGGACACCACTGCTACGCCGAGCAAGGTGCGAGTCACTATCACAGATACAGGACCCAGCATCGTGTCGGGAAAGATGCGCGTTATGGGCTACGCCAACCCCAGCGGAGATATCGAGTACGAAGATCTCGACATTTCTGCGGGTGCGGGTGCTTACGACACCACCATGTTGTTCGATGAGGTGTCTGCCGCTCTTGGAGGAGTGTTCTCCTGGGGCCTGTCTGTGCTCGACGGGGGGAGTGACGAGCTCATCCGCGCTGAGTGGTTTGAGTTCCCGTACACGACATACACTCTGGCCAACGCAGTATCTGCCGGTGGCGCAGATCCCATCAATGTGACTGTCGTAGACACCACGCCCGGTATCACCACCGGCGAAGTTCGGATTCAAGGAATCGCCGGAGGAGTCGCAGCGTTCGAGAACATCGACATTTCTGCGGGTGCTGGTGTCTACCCTTCTGTGCTCAACTACACGGAAATCACTGGCGTGGCTACCGTAGATGTGGCGACTCTGGGAGGTGGTGGAGACGAGACCATCCTTGTGGAATGGGACGCGGATGGAGCGGATGTTGTGGCGGTCACCAATCTGGTGAATCAGGCCAACGCGGATTTGGTGGAAACTGCCGATCTCGTGGAAACTGCTATGGAGTTTGACGTGTATCTGCAGACCTCTCTGGACGAGGGGGAAACGTGGGCAGATATCGCGAATTTCCACTTCACGGGGTTCGATCTGACCAAGATCCATGCGGTCGTGGGCACTACAGCCCTGGCCGCGAACATCACTCCTACCGAGGGGACGATCGCAGACAACACGATACTGAGTGGATTGATCGGAGATAAACTTCGTGTCCGATACAAGACGGTTAGTGACATCCGGGCTGCTGAGATCACTGTGAACATGGCGGCCCACTAATGGCCACACCGACCCTAGTCGCGACGCCCAGTGCGTCGAACGCGAACAGTTACTGCACCGTCGCGGAGGCAGACACCTACCACGACGAGCACCTGTACGCAGACGATTGGACCGGGGCGGCGACTGCGACGAAGACTGTAGCACTCATCATGGCCACTCGCACGCTCGAGTCGAAGTATGACTGGGCCGGGTGGCCTACACAGTCCGTTGATGAGGGGCAAGTGCTGGCATGGCCCCGGAACAGTTTGGTGGACATTGACAAACTCAGCACGCTCGATGAAAGTTCCATCCCGGACCAGATCAAGTGGGCGACCGCTGAACTGGCTCGTAACCTCATTTCCTCCAACAGGACTGCTGATAGCGACATCGAGACGCAGGGGATCACCAGCCTATCCGCTGGTCCGATCAGCCTGTCATTCAAGGACAGCGTCAAGGCCAAGGTCATGCCTGACTTCGTGAAAGCCCTGATCCCACCGTGGTGGGGGACGCTGCGCGGCGGGGCGATGTGGTTGAATGTGCTGCGTGGGTGAGGTAAACGATGGGACTTTCTGATATCATCCGGAGCGGCATCGCGACGGCGGACAGCGTCACGGCGTCCCTTCAGGCGGACGTGTCGCACTACCTTTACAGCGAAGCGACCGTTAACGACACAGGAAAAGTCACGTGGGGTTCACCGCACGTTCGAAAGGCAGTCGTGGAGCACGCCAGGACTCACCAGAGGACCAAGGAGGATCGGGAGGTGCTGAGCGATACCCAGCTGACCTTCCCGAGAGCTTTCGACGTGGATCCTCGTGACCGATTTGTGTTGCCGGACGGCACAGGGGACGGCCCACCCAACCGAGTGGCTGGGGTGGTCGATCCTCTCACAAACAAGCGATACATGACCCAGGTCTGGATCGGCAGCAATCGCATAACTTGAGTTTTATCAATGAGTTATCTGTACGAGATGTTCTACGACCACGACGAAGACTGCCCCTGCGATACCTGCATGAGCGGGGAGCGGGAGTGGTTCGTTTGAATAGGAGATCTCGTGGCTGACCTCGATGCTCTTCAAGCGGCACTGAACAAGATCGACACCGAATTGGTCAAAGCGACCATGGCGGCGTTCCTTCAAGAGGCAGAGCTGATGAAAGAGGACTCGATGGCGAACTGCCCGGTGGCTCCCGATGGAGGGGTCCTTCGGGCGAGTCATGAGATCGTCGGGCCGGTCAAAGACGGAGACGAGTTCAAGTTGTGGATTCAGGTGGGTGGACCAGCAGACGACTATGCCCAAGCGGTCCATGAGCATCTTTCGGAGTTCTCTCCCCCGAGCTGGCAGGCGGCTGAGGCCAGCGGCGTCGGAGTGCAGTTCAACGTGGGCGGTCCGAAGTTCCTCGAGAACGCTGTGCGGAAAGCGTTGCCCGGACTGGACGCCCGCATCGCAAGCCGGGTGGCCTCAAGGATGAAGATCTGATGGCTCTCACGACATTCCTGGCCGAGATCAAGACGCGAGTCGCGGCGACCCTGGTCGCCAACGGTTAAACAGTAAAAACCGGTTATCGGGGGGT